CCACGTCCTCGCTCACGTTGAAATTCTGCCGCATCATCAGGTCAACCGGGTCAAGCACTTCCTGCCGGTCCAGCCATGCAAGGGCATTATCCACCAGAAACGCCTCCCGGATATTACTGCCGCCTTCACTATTACTGTATGGCCCGGCAGAGAGGCTAAGTCCTTTCACCGCAGGATGTATGTTCAGGCTGGTAAGGATCTCCGCGTTACTGGCAGCGCTCTGCGGCAGGTACTCGTCAGATTTGTACTTATCATCGATAACATCAATCTCCCATTTTTCCTCCGGCTTCCCTTGCTGGTTGAGTCTAAAATGGGAAATGATCGCCTTCTTTGCATTCTCTGCACTGGTCAGGTTTTTCTCCAGGGCATCCAGATCTTTTTGAATTTTTTCCTTACGTTCCTTCTTCTTTTGCTCGGTGGTGTACTGCTCCCGGGGATATTTATAATCCCAGTAGGCATAAGGTATCTTTATGTGATACTTAATCGCCATCTGGTTGTCAAACATCTTGTTAATGTATGTAGCAATTTTCGTGGAAATATCCACGTGCCCACTCTTCTTTGCCGTATCCCAGGGCGGCAGCTGGTAATATTCATTGCCGGAAGTATTCAGGTTTATGGGATAAATGAAGTTTTTCAACTCCTTCGCGCGTGCTTCAATCATATCCGGTGTGCCATCCAGGTCCAGCACATCAATCGCTTCCCAATCTTTTTTATCCTGGACATCGTGAGGCCACTTTCCGCTGACTATACAATTTTCAATGATTCCATCCTTATTTTTAACTGTAAAGCGGCAAAACGGGGCATCAATATTTTTAATAACCGCTATTGAATTCCCGTCATTAGAATATATCAATTGCGGAAACGCGTTCCCATACTGATACAGATTTTGATAAGCCTCGAACAAATATCTCCGTATCATGCGCCCATTCAAGAATCGTTGTAATTTCGGGTCATTGACTATCTCGTATTGTTCTTTCCCATCTTTGGAGAAACCTGTAACACGCACAGCCATCAACCCTTTCGCACCGGCCAGGCGAACCTTGTAATCAATAGCAGAGCCAAGAACCGGTGATTTTCTCAGGTAGGTTTTCAGCGTTTCAGGATAATCATTGCTTTCAAACCAGGGGGATACAGTGTATTTACCATACTGCTCATCAAATTCAACCTCCGGTTTAATCTTTGCTGTCTCTTTATAGGCATCGCTACCTGGCAAATCTTTTGTCTGCATGGCATAAGTCTTTCCAAATGCCATTATCGGATTGCCGTCAGGCCCCCAGTGTACTTCGCTCATAACATGACTTTTTTACCATTATATTCAACAATCGCCCATATGCTCGCCGGTGTCGGGTGTCCTTTCCCTTTTCCATTCTCATCGACCTCCATAAATGCCCGCATTTCGTTATTTTTCAAAGAGAATTGACTTCCAACTTTAACGGCGCGTTCCATCTTTCTGATCTCCCCGCTTTTGAGCACAAAAGAAACAGAGAAGGTATCTTTCGCGTTTCCTTTCTTTTTCTTATCGAGTTCTTTAAGCACCTCATCCAGCCGAATCGTTTCCATGGGCATTGTTTTGAGTCAAAAATCACCACTTCAGCCAGCACAAAAAAGGACAGGCTGACAAGCGAATCCACTTCGTAGATTTTAACAGCTTTAGGAGTTAATTCTCAGGACTTTATTTTTATAAGCTATCGTTTTAGACTCAAACTTTTGGAGCGTAAAGTTCGCCCAGCCGCCCTACAGCGAAAAGCAACTTTTGTCGCGAAAAAATAGAAATATGAAAAAAGGGGTGCCGCCGCACCCCTTCAAATGAATGATATGGAACGGGAATTACATCCTGGTTTCAATGAAATCGTTGCCGCCCTTACCTTGTTCCTGATGATCAACCCAGATAAGTTTGTCGGCGGCATCGGTGGAGTGGGTGGCTTCTTCCTGGGGAATGGCTGAATGTTTATGCTCGCTGGACTTGTCTTTTTTGAACTTATTATCCTTCTCCAGCACACGTGTGTTTTTCATGGCAACAATGAAGTTCTTGCAGTTGTTGCCGTTGATCCTTACAACAGGGAAGTTCGGATCACCTGACTCCTTCAGAATGTTTGACCATAGCAGGTATTTCTCGTGATGTGGTGGCTCTTTTCCCCGGTAATCCTTTGGTACCACATTCCATCCGTTCTTTGCAAATCGTTGAACTGCCTGTTCGTTGTAACTCTGCGTGGTGTTGGCGTGGCGCTCATCACCGTAGGCATCACGGTAGTAGATGACTGTTTTGTTGTAGTGGAAGCGATAGTATTTGCAGAACATATCAATCAAATCGTCAATCATCACGCGCCCGATCTCTGGCTTTACATAGAACTCTTTTACAAAGTTCTTGGTTAGGTTGCCGGTGGGATCAACCTTCCGGTTCTCCTGGGCAACCAGGGCAAATGATATATTGCTGCCCCAGTCAACTACAAACTTTAGTGGCGAATGCTTATCAATATCTGCGTCGAAACGACAGTCCTCACTGGCCAGCCTGGAGAAATCATAATCGAGTGAGTCGAGATAACTGTAATCATACGAGTCATAGTATATTTGTTTTTCTTCCTGCAGGTTGTAATAGCAGTCCTCCACCTTATCGATGATCATGTTCATGATCTCGATCAGGAAGGTCAGTCGCGGAAGCTTGTTATACTGATCCTTAATATAGCTTAACCCCAGGTTCTCTATGTTGTCAAATGCATTGGCAAAGGTGAACAGCACGCCATCCTTGCTCACGAAATGGTTGAGCTCTTCGCGTTTAACCCGTGCGATCTCATTCCAGAGTTTTGCGAACTCCCCGGGATCATTTATCGTCAGGAGATCCAACTGCATCCTGACGATCCGCTTCCAGATGTCCATATATTGAATGCCCGCCTCCCGCTCATAGTAGATGGCATCCTCGAGGATGTGTTTGCTCTCTGCGCTGAAAGGCATAGAGGTGGCAAAATGACTGCCGTTATGAAATGGTATGTGGCCGAACCGGTCTTTATTGGCGCGGTTGGTGGCTGATATTTCTTTGTCGTACCGGTCTTTGTCAATCAACAGAAACTCATCGGCGAACTCGAAATCGGTGTTCATGCCCCTGGAGGATCCTTCCCGGTCCTGGCTGGCCAGGTGAAAACCTACCGATCCCTGTTTACTACCTATGACCATGTAATGATCATATTTCAATGGTGCTTCATACGGTTCTTTCCAGCGCCATTTTGCCGGTGGCTTTCTCCCTATAAAAAAATCCTGGTTGCGCACGTACCCGAGGCGCTCCAGAAATGAAACAACGGGTGGCAATGTCCTGGTAAGGATCTGCGTGAAAGTTTTCCCGGTGATGACTGAACTGGATCGGGGCATGGCCTTCACTATCCGGTTCATCTTCCAGGCGATGAGATTGGATTTACCCGTGCCGCGGCCCCATACCTGTCGCTCATGTTTCGCCGAATGTATTGCTGACTGTAGTTGCGCCTTGTTTAGTTTCAACTCTTTGCCCATCAGGACTCCATAATTTTAGCCGCTTCCACATCATCAATGTCGCTCTCGAGTATCTCGGCAAGTTTGCGCTTGTTATCCCTGCTGAGCTGATCCAGCTCATTAAAATCGATCTTAATGTTCTGATTGTTAACAGTGACCACCATATAATAGTTATGGCTCTTCATGTTCTCTTCATCGTAATTTTCCGGGTCTTCCTGGTCTAGCTGTTTTAGCTTGATCAGATTGGCCACGGCTTTGTTCATCTGGTTGAAGTTTTGAGCCTTGGCCGCCTCGTGAAAGGTATGCAGGGCCAGCTCGGAAAGGAAATTGCGCTCGGCCTGCTTGGTGGTTTCATTGACATCCCCGAACAGCTTCTTCGCGTTTCTTATGTCCTGGTATGCCTGACCGTCACTTATGCTATATTCGCTTTGCAGCATCTCGATCACCTTGGCGGTTACCCGCTTGTTCATGAGACAAGTCCAGGCAAATGACCAGCGATCCCGCTGCCTTTTTTCTTTTTCTGACAACTTCACTTCTTCCGGGTACACGTAATGCGCATATATCCGATCATACGTTGTTCCCTGCTTCAATTTCTCAATCAGTTCGCGATCGCGCTTGGCTATGTGTTTTCGTTCACTCATCCAGTAGCTTTTTTATTTTTTCCATTTCACCTTCTATCTCCTTCAGCTTCTCTCGTGCTTCCTGTTTCTTCGGCCCTTCGGGCAGCGGATCCTTTGTTTTGGTACCATGGACCCGGGCCTTATACTTGCTCTTATTGCTTTTCAGATTGTTGTACTGCTTCTGTAAATCTTCCTTGCTGCCTTTCTTGATGAAACCATCAGGTAGTTTTTTGTAACTATCATAATGCCGGATGGCCTGAACCAGTGCACGGATGTCCTTTGACAAGTCCTTGATCTGCTGGAGCAGGTCAGCCCGCTTCTGTTTGTTGGCTTTATGATTGGCACCCGGTATCTCATGGAAACCGGCATGCAGCTTCTTTCGTTTTTCCATGAGCTTATCGCGCTCCAGGATCATATCTTTTACCTCGATGGGAAGATCCCTCCAGGCGGTAAGATGCCTTGTAGTATCCTTAGCGACTTCCCGGGAGGTTGACTCGGGGGTTTCCGTTTCAGGCTGGCTGGATTTTTTTTTTCCTGGCACGGCGCTGTAGCCTGCCAGTTTTGCCAGCTCGTATTCGAGCTTCTGGCGGAACATCTTGTTTTCTTTCCGCTGGAATTTCCTTTGCAGCGTAGGATTACGCCCATATTTAAGGTACAAGGCAACGCCCTGATGATAGTCGCGGCTGCCCTGCAGCCACTTGTTGATTTCTACTTTCATGATCATGAATTTTATACGAAAGTAAGCGGGCAACCTTATGCAAAAAAGGACAGCCTACCAGGTTTGAGTAAGCAGCTCCAGCTTCCAGAGCATCTTTTCACGTGTCGTCTTTGTCTCACCCTTGCTGAGAAGCTTTTTAATATTTTTGTTTCTACCGTATTTCATATACAGGTTAGCGCCTTCCCAATAATCCGGATTTCTTTTGGTGAGAAATTTCATGACCTCGACCTCCGGATCCGGGTCAAGGTCATATTTTTCAAAACTGCTTTTTTCCGGGTAAGTCTCATGCAGATAGTATTTCAGGGCAGCATTAAGGCCCTGGTCATTGTATGCTACATGCGGCAGTGTTTCAAACTGCTCCCGAATCCTGCCCAGCTTCATCCTGTTGAATATGGTGGGATCATCCATCTGCTTCATGGTATCCCATGAGACCGCCAGGTTGCCGTAAAGGGTTTTCGGACAAAGCCCGATGCCCTTGTCGAATGGAAAGCGGTTGACCGCATCTATATATCTTTCGGCGTTGATCAGGTTCGGCACATGCAAGTCAAAATTAATGGTAGAATAACCGGCTTTTTTCAATGCCTGCCAGGTGTAATATACACGCAGCCGGTGCAGGCTGTTGTTCCAGTACTGGCTTTCATATTCCTCGAAATCCTGCTTGTAATAATCGGGAATACTCTCCACGTGCATCGGGCGGGTAATCATGTGATCATCATTGATGAACAGGAAATCATCCGTGACATCCTTATGACGGCATGCCGCCAGGGTTTTCAGCGTGATGTTCCCATCCGCGTTTGATTGCAGTGGGTCGCCGTGGGGGATGTGCAGCACATTTTTCAGCCAGTCGGGTTTTTTTCCAACGACAACAATCCTGCGTACGCCTTTCAGGTTACGCTCCAAAGCCCTCAGTGAATACCGCAGTTCCTTATCGTCCCACTGGCTGCCATCGCCCAGCGGATACATTACATCATATTGTTTCATAGCCCAATGATTCAATAAGTTCGTAATCTTTCGCGTAGACCTCACGGATAATCGGCTTTATTTCCTGGCTCAAATCATAGCCCATCTTTGCCGATGTGTTGATATGAGGCAATGCCCTTGGCTCTACACCTAGCTCCATACAAACCCTATGAAAATCTTCCTCCAGATTCTCAAACCTTCCGGTGAAGCTCGGGCGAACGTGTTGCAGCCACCGATGCTGCGGCAAGAAATGTATTTGCCAAAAAGCAGCATCTTCCAGCTTTTTCTCTGCAAATTCCCGTATATTCAAAGCCTTTACGCCAGCTATATAGGCATCCTGGCTGTCTTTCTGGATCTTGCCGCCTTTATTCAGATAATTATAAGCCGATATGAACCGGCTACAGGGATCCCGCAAGAAAGTGAAAATATATTCATCAAAATCCAGACAAAACTGGTAGTCCGCCCTTCTGAGGTTGTGCCCCCAAACGTCAACATGCGGGGGCAGCTGCTCCCTGATGCTGCTGCCTCCAGTGCGCGGTATGTGTATGTATGTACTCATTTCAGATGCCCTGTATATTTAGTTCCTTCATTGAGCCTGTAATAGTGAAACACTAACATATCATCCATCCGGTATATGGTATAACCGGCACTTAGTAGGGTTTTAGAAAAAAACTTATCTACGTTCAGCACCCGGTGGTTTTCAGGAAACGGAACTTTCTTCCAGGTGGATTTTTTCACTGCCATTACAAAACCGACAATCCAGTTGTTAAGCGGGGTCATCCTGCCCTTAAACCGCCGGCGTATTTTCAGGGCCAGTTTGCGATGCTGGCCGATGTCAGGATCCGCCGAGATAATCCCTTTCCACCTTTGTCCATGGTTCTTTCCAACCCGATTGGAAAAACACGTGATAATGCCCGCGTGTGGTGCCTGGTTTATGGCTTCCTCGAAATGTTTCCCCCAGTCCTCGGTGAGAAACATGGTATCCCCATCACGAATAACTGCCCAATCGTCATCGTTGGGCAGCAATTCCATGTAATGGTTCAGTGTCTTGCCGTAATTATTGCAGTAACTCCAGGGTGTGAAGTAGTAGATCATTCGCCCAGGTCATTATCAAGTTTCTTTTGAAATGCCTCCTGCACGGTTTTGTAGCTTGACCCCTGCCGGTAATACTTCTCTGCTTCTTCAACAGTTTCAGCCTGTTCAATGGCCTGGCACAACTCTCTGGCATTAGAAGGATAGGGGGGTGGTGAATTGGTTGTTTCTTCCTGGTATTCCTGTTGGGAGTAAGACATGCCATAGCGTGTCTCTACGGGAAGATCATCCTCCTGATGCAGCCCGTAAAAATGCTTCTCACCTTCCCTGGTCAGTTCCAGGTAAGGAAAATCCTCTTCCTCGTACAGCCTTCGTAGAAAATCTGGATCCAGATCGTTTCTTCGGAAATCAATAGAACCAAACCGCGGGTTGATGATCTCCCGCGGTCCAGTGCCTATGAGTTTGAAATACTTCTTCCACATGACTCGCTAATTATGATCCGCTTTCAGATTCAATCGTGAGGTTGCCATCATAGAAATAAGGCGGATGAGCACTTTCACTGACAAAGGTGATGGTATCGCCCTTGTCATCCTCACCGGTCTGACCGGTGCCGCCTTCAGCAGATTCCATTTTTGCAGGAATGCCTTCACTGCCAACAATCCTATACTTTCCGTCTTTATCCTTAACAATGAAAATCAGGTTTTCATTTTTCGCCAGGGTCAGGAATGCAAGAGATTCCTCGTCAGCGCCGGGCTTGTAGAACTCAAAGGTGTGCCGGAACGATTTCCCGTCCATGGGCCCCTGAAGGTTCCAGTTCACTCCGCCGCGGCCCCAGGTCATGTATCCCTTGTGAAAGCCCTTGCCTGATTTGAATGCGAAATCATCAGAAATGGTCATCTTTTCGCTCGGGGTTGAAGGGCTGTCTATTGGCGTTGGGAAAACATCAATATCCTCCAGTTTTGCAAAGTAGAATTCCTGCATCAGCCCGGCCGTGTTATCCTGGCCGCTTTCGTGTAGTATGTCAAATAAATCCATAATACTCTCTGTTATTGATTAATAATAAAAGGTTCAATCCCCTACTCACTTTAAGCTTTCAGGGCTATGAACCAGGGCTACTATCAGGAGCCGGGACTGCTCTCGTAAAGCTTGCTCGCCCGGAAATGACGATAATTAATCGTCTCGATCTGCGTTCCGAACACATACTTCATGAAGGCAGTGAACAGGTAAGGGTTACCGCTATTGAATGCCTTCATGTTTCTCATATCGCCTGGACTGTCGTAACCATACTTCAGGTTTGACGGATCAGTAAGCACAACGCGCTGGTTTTCGATGCAACTCAGCCGAATGATCTTACACTTACCGTTCGATCCCTCCAAGGTCGTCTGTCCTGCAGTGTCGACCATAGGGGGTTTATCATGCTCGGTTTGATACCAGTCGTCGTACATGTCACCCATGTCCTGGCTCATGTACATGGTACCGCCGCGTTCTCTCATGGTCGGATGGGCAGTTCGCCACATCTCCTTCAGCTTGTCGCCGATATTGGCAGTAGTAAATTCTGCACCGGGATCAAACAGGTTGCCCTTGTTTTCACTCCCGTCAACTGCCAGGTTACCGGCAGCCACTTCGGCGGCAATGATGCTCTCAATACCGTCGAAGCTATCCATCAGTGTTCCGCCGCCATCGGTGTAGCTTGCCTGCCAGATAGCATAATACAGCTCTTCGGATGCTACGGCGATAGTGAACTGCAGGAGCCACCTCAGGAACCTGTGCCCGGTGGCATCGCCCCCGGCGACACCTTCCGTATAAATCTCGTCAATAAAAGTACGCCTGTACTTTTCAGGCTCATCGGAAACCTCGGCAACTACCGGGTAAACGGTAAGCGTGCGCTGTTCGGGAGTACCGACAGTTTTGTCGGCCTTAAAAGTGCCGTCATACTGTCTGGAAACAGAACCTTTGTCCATCTTGGTAAGGACAATGCTTCCCCGCACCCCGCTCACGGGAGTCATATAACGCGTTACGTTGCCGGCTGCAAGCATGTGCACCGGCTTGATTTCTTTTCTATATTTCTCCGCAACGTGGTTGAAAGAAGAAATATTGATAGGTTGTGTTAAATCAGCCATAATGTCGTGGTTAGTGGTTTATCGTTTTATGATACATACATTTTTTTAACACGAGATCAATACATCTCACTCAGCTCTTCATCAGCCGGGTCAGTTGGAATCTCGTTGTCTTCCTCTTTGTTACCATCCTGCTCCTTGTCAAGCTTTGCCGTTGAACCGGCAGGCTTTTCAGCAAGCTTCTTTTCTGCCTCCGCCTTATCGGCTTCGAGCTGTTTCTTCTCATCCTCGAGTTTCTTCTTCTCATCCTCGAGTTTCTTCTTCTCATCCCCGAGGGCTTTCTTTTCATCCTCGAGCTTCTGTTTTTCCGAGGTCAGGTTATTGATCTGCTCATCCTTGCTTCCCAGCTCGGTGTTGAGCTTTTCAACATCCTCCTCGTGCAGCTCTTCTTTGTCGGTGCCAAAGAAGGCTTTCACGTTTTTCCAGGTGTCTTTAATTTTCATATTGTTTAAATTTGATTGTGTGCCTGATATACTTGTATTAATGTAACTTACCGCGGTAGCGAAAGTACCGAAGGCATCCGCCAGCCCTTTTTCAATAGCCGTATTGCCCCAGTAAATCTCCCCGGCTAAAATGTCCGGGTCGTCGGCAAGCTTATCCCCGCGGTATTCAGTAATGTCATCTATAAATACCTGGGTAAGCTGACTGATGTCCTGGAGTTCGTTTTCGGTGTTGTTATCCCGGGTGACCGCGCGGTTTTTCTTCGTAGATTGACGGGCATAAACCTTGGTAATATCCACGCCCTGGTTCTCAAAATAACGCGTCTGGTCCGCCAGGGTCATGTAACCCCCGATGGATCCGACCCGGCTCAGTTTATCTTCCAGGATGATGTAATCACTTGCTGCAGCGATCCAGTAACCGGCGCTGGCCAGCATGTTTCTTACATAAGCAACATTGGGTTTGTCCATCGATGCTATACGCCTGGATAGCTGTCGCGTGCCTGCAGCCTCTCCCCCGGGTGTGTCAAAGTCGAAGATCACCCCGACTACCTTGTCACTTTTCCCGATCTTTTCGATCATCTGCATTTTCGTGCGGGAGCCGGAAGGACCGGAAAATTGATCATCGTTAGTAATTACACCATGAATGGGAATAATGGCAATGCTGTTTTCAGGAAGCTCGTTGACCGAATCAACGCCATAATCGCCAAGATAGCGCGGCTCGGCTGCTATTTCAATAAAATAAGGTTTGTTTTTCTCGCGGTTTTCGGCCAGGTTCTCAACAAAAGGATTGTGCTCGCCCTTTAGAAATGAAGCAGCCACAGGGAGATAACCCTGTGCGCTCTGTTCATCTATGAACCAACTTCCCGAAATGATTGATGCTAAAATTCCGTGCATTGCCTGCTACTTTCAATTTTCACAGGCAATTATAAAATGGCCGTGCACGGCAAAAAAGGACAGGTCTTTACTCGAACTCCGAGGGGCTGTAAATCAACTGAATATGTACTTCACTAGAAAATTGTATTTCAAAACCGCTTCTGTCATCCAGTGCTTTACCGCTGCTATAATTAGCATTAAGCTTTAGCGGTTCATCCGGGGTACCCAGTACCCAGAATTCATCTTCGCGGGTCAGGACACCAACTACCAGCTTCTGGCCGATCAGCTCATCCAGTTTGTTCAGGACTTCGGTGGATATGCCAGGAAAAAATATGGAAGCGGACTTATCCCTGACGATCCCTTTGCCGCCCTGGCTTATATCAGAAGCAAAGGAACCGGTGTGCCTGGTGAACGGGATCACCGTTACATCACTGGCTGAAAATCCATCCAGTTCACCCTGGATGATATTTTGGAAAGTGGTGGAAGCGGCATCGGCCACCTGTAACTCTTTGATGCCGCTTAGATAGCTTTGTTTCTGTAGCTCCATTATTCGGCTTTTTCAGCTTCCTTCGTTTTTGTTTTCGGCTGCGGCTTCATCGGGTTGCCATTGCCGGACAGGATGCTGTTAAGCTGGCCGATGACAAGCGTTGAAAACCTGAGCTTTTTAAGTTTGTGCTTTAGCCGTTCCACCTGTTTGTTCTCCAGTTCCACTTCCGTTTTCGACGTGCGCAGATCCATGTACAGGTCGAAATCATCGACTCCTTTTTCTTCTTTGTCGCCTACATCTCCCAGGGAGATGGTTTTCAGAAAATCCTGCACGGTCATTTCTTTTTCGGAAAATTCGCCGGTCACCTCGTCCAGCAGCGCATTGGTAGAATTATATTTTTTAATGTCCTTTCTGGCTACCAGCTGGAGAATGCTGCGGACTGTTTCTCCGTGCTCTTTTATCGGCTCCTGCTCGTCGCTGTAGAGCTTTTGTTTAAGATTGATCTTTGTTTTTGGCATAATGTGTTATTTTTTATTAGTATAATAGTTATAATTCCGCTTCAAAACTTTGTCTTTGATCTGAATCACCGTTGTTAACAACTACTCCATTCTCCTTCGGCTTTACATCTTCGCTAGGTTCACAACTCATAAGAAAAATAGTGAAAATAGCTACTGTTAAAATTGTTAGTAATCTTTTCATAATCATAATATTTATTTTTAATAGT